ACAAGATGTTTGCGCGCTGAAAAAATAAATGGTAGAACCTCATACAGGCAGATATGAGTAAACCTAAAAAACCTTTTAAAGAAACGGGCGTAGGTAAGTTTCTTATTGAAAAAGCTCCTTCCATACTTGGAATTGTAGGAGATGCCATTCTTCCAGGAAATGTTATATCGGAACTTATATCTGGTAATAGTCAGCTCTCAGAAGCTGATAAATCAATAGCTCTTGAAAAATTAAAGCTAGAGCGTGCAGAAATAGATGGAGTAACTAGGCGTTGGGTCTCCGACTCTAGAAGTCAAAGTTGGCTTGCTCGTAATATTAGGCCTTTAACATTAGCGGTATTAGTTCTGGCTTATGTAGGAGGATGGTTTATGGGTTTAGACACTGAAGATACTGCCAGTCTTGTTACATGGGTTCTTTGTGGATACTTCGGAGCGAGAACTGCAGATAAGATAGGCGTAAAATTTCCAGGCAAATAATTCTTATATTTGTATTAATTAATTCTAATATAATGAATATTCGTAAAATTTCTATTGGACCTGATTATAAGTCAGGTGCAATGCACTACTTAGTGGGTCAAGACATACTAGGAGGCTCACACAAAATTCATCTTATAAATCAAAACAAAGATACCGGAGGATTTATCGTCTGGATTGAAAAGGATAATGAGATATTTATGTGGAAAGAATTTAACACAATGATGCCTATTTCTATAGAATATAACATAAACTTTTAAAAATAAATGAGCACAGAAGATTTATTAGATAAATTCAACATATTACAAGAAAAGAAAAAAAATACAAATGACTGGATGGAGCAATTAGAGATACAAGACGAAATACATAGCATTGAAATGAAACTAAATGGAGTTAAACCTACAGATTCTAGCATAGACTGTGAAGGTTGTGGTTCATGAGGTCACCATTTTTTTTTATTGTAAAGCCCATAAAAGGTAAACGATATAACAACTCTAAAGAAATAGGTGGTATAGACTTTATAACAAGTACCTCCGAGGAGAATCACGAAGCATCAAACCGTCAAGGTATAGTCGTATCAACCCCTTTAGGTTATGCCGGAGAGATTGAGCCTGGAGACACATTACTTGTTCATCATAATGTTTTTAAATTTTATAACGACATGAGGGGTCGTCAACAAAGTGGTAAAAGTTATTTTAAAGATGATTTATTTTTTATAGATGATACTCAGTTTTTTATGTACAAAAAGAAAAACGAGTGGATATGTCATAATAAATATTGTTTTATAAAACCTATACCTGCTATTAAAACTTATATACACAAGCCATTCGCTGAAGAACCTCTTATGGGTAAGATAAGGTATATAAATAAAAAACTATTAAGCAAAGGCCTCAAAGAAGGAGATTTAGTTACCTTTAAGCCTGACACTGAGTATGAATTTAATGTAGAAGGAGAAAAACTTTATAGAATGTTTGACCATCATGTTACTATGGTTTTGTGAGAAATATGATTAAATGCAGCCAGTGTGATAAAACATTCCCTGGAGGATATGACTACAGGATGCATTGGGAAAAACATCATTTAGATTATGCTTTAAAACTAACAAAAGAAAATGAGCTCAGAAGAACTAAAGAAACAAATAATTGAAGCAGGCAGAAAGGCTGTTAAAGAGCTTATAAAAGTTGCAAAGGAAGATATTATAAAACACTCTCCAGAAGATGAGCTTGCGGCGGATAGGTTAAAAAATGCAGCTGCTACAAAGAAGCTTGCTATTTTTGATGCTTTTGATATACTAAATAAAATAGAGCAAGAACAAGAGGGTATAAATTTATTAAACAATACTGATTCTAAAGTAGAAACAAAACAAGGATTTGCAGAAAGACGCTCAAGATAGTATATATAAGGTTGTAAAGGATTATGTTCCTAAAGGAGTTTTGTCTAATAAGAATAGAGCTAAAACCTGGAATTACGGATATAATGAAAAATATGACTTTGTTGTTATTTCAAAAAACGGTCAAGTTGGAGATATAATAAAAATCTCTGGTCTTTATATAGGACTTCCTGTTGCGCCTAAAAACACTAATGCTCGGTCAAACAAAAAAGAAGAGCAGTACTGGGAGCGCACTGAAATATCAAAAGACCTTTTTAAGATACACTCTATATTTCAATGGAACGAAATGCCTTCTGCTTTTAAATCCAAATGGGTAGATTATATAGAAAGGGAGTTTGATAATAGAGACGAGGGATATTGGTTTATGAATAATGGTGAACCTACATATATCACTGGCTCTCATTATATGTATCTACAGTGGTCAACAATTGATATAGGATATCCCGACTTTAGAGAAGCTAATAGGTTGTTTTTTATATTTTGGGAAGCTTGTAAAGCTGACAAAAGAAGTTTTGGAATGGTTTATTTAAAAATAAGACGTTCTGGATTTTCATTTATGGGTTCTTCGGAATGTGTCAATACAGGGACACTGGCAAAAGATGCAAGGGTGGGAATTCTATCAAAGACTGGTTCTGATTCTAAAAAAATGTTTACAGATAAGGTTGTTCCTATATCTAATAGACTTCCTTTTTTCTTTAAGCCCATTCAAGATGGTATGGATAAGCCTAAAACAGAATTAGCATTTAGAGTACCCGCTTCTAAGATTACTAAAAAAAATATGTATGAATCTGTTAACGAGGAGTTGACAGGATTAGACACTACTATTGACTGGAAAAACACAGATGATAACTCTTATGATGGAGAAAAATTACTTTTATTAGTACATGATGAATCTGGTAAATGGATTAAGCCTAACAATATATTAAACAATTGGAGGGTTACTAAAACCTGTTTAAGGTTGGGAAGTAAAATTATAGGGAAGTGTATGATGGGCTCTACATCAAATGCTTTAGATAAAGGAGGTAGTAATTTTAAAAAACTTTATGAAGATTCTAATTTAAAATCTCGTAATGCGAACGGTCAAACTAAAAGTGGAATGTATTCTTTGTTTGTTCCTATGGAATTAAATATGGAAGGATTTATAGATGTGTACGGTCACCCTGTTCTTAGAGCTCCTAAAGAAAAAGTAAAAGGAATTGACTCTGAATGGATTACTAACGGAGCTATTGATTATTGGGAAGCAGAGGTAGAATCCTTAAAGAACGATGCTGATGCTCTTAACGAATTTTACCGTCAGTTCCCTCGAAGTGAATCTCATGCATTTAGAGATGAGAGTAAGTCTTCTTTGTTTAATTTAACAAAAATATACCAGCAAATAGATTATAATGATTCGCTTATAATGGAGCATCATTTAACTAGAGGACATTTTTACTGGGAAAATGGAATTAAAGATACTAAGGTAATTTTTAGTCCTGAAAAAAAAGGAAGATTTTTAATAGGATGGTTTCCTTCTAAAAACTTGCAGAATAGAGTTATAAAAAAGAACGGATTAAATTATCCTGGGAACGAGCACATAGGAGCGTTTGGATGTGACTCTTATGATATATCTGGTACTGTAGGAGGCGGTGGCTCTAACGGAGCGCTACACGGAATAACTAAATTTAGTATGGAGGAAGCTCCTGCTAATGAATTTTTCTTACAGTATATTGCCAGACCTCAAACGGCAGAGATATTTTTCGAGGAAGTTTTAATGGCTTGTATATTTTATGGTATGCCTATACTTGTTGAAAATAATAAGCCTAGACTTTTATATCATTTCAAAAATAGAGGTTATAGACATTTTTCAATGAATAGACCGGATAAACATAAATCAAAGTTATCTAAAACAGAAAAAGAACTTGGAGGTATACCTAACAGTTCCGAAGACATAAAGCAAGCTCATGCAGCTGCTATAGAATCTTACATTGAAAAAAACGTAGGTCTAGATTTAGATGGTACATTTAGAAGCAAAGACGAGATGGGTAACATGTTGTTTGCCAGAACACTAGAAGACTGGTCTAGGTTTGACATAAATAATAGAACTAAATTTGATGCAAGTATTAGTTCTGGTTTAGCCATCATGGCCACACAAAAGCACATGTATCAAGTAGAGCAAAAACAATCAAAAATAAACCTTAACTTTGCAAGGTATACTAATAAAGGTAATTTAAGTGAATTAATTAGATAGATGAAGGATGTTACAATAGACATTGCATCTACAGGCTTTCCAAGTCAATTTGTTTCAGATGCTGAAAAAGCTACGGATGAATTTGGTTTACAGATAGGACAGGCTATTCAGTACGAATGGTTTAAAAAAGATGGAAACCAGTGTAGATATTATAATCAATGGCGAGATTTTCACAGGCTACGATTATACGCTAGAGGCGAACAGTCTGTAGCGAAATATAAAACAGAATTAGCAATTGATGGAGACTTGTCTTATCTAAATTTAGATTGGACTCCAGTTCCTATTTTACCAAAATTTGTGGATATTGTTGTTAATGGTATGCAGGGCCGAGATTTTAAGGTAAAGGCCTACGCTCAGGATGCTCTGTCTCAAGCTAAAAGAAGTAAGTACCAGGACATGATAGAGGGGCAGATGGCCGCTAAAGATATCTTAACTAATATACAGGAGCAAACAGGAGTAGACCCATTTACAATGGACCCTGACGACCTTCCGTCTTCTGACGAGGAATTATCTCTTTACATGAACCTTAACTATAAACCTGCAATTGAGATTGCAGAGGAAGAGGCTATAGATACAATGTTTTCAGAAAATCATTATAATGATATTCGTAAGCAATTAGATTATGATGCTACGGTTATAGGAATGTCTGTTGCCAAGCATGAGTTTTTGCCTGGAGCTGGAGTCCAAATATCTTATGTAGACCCGGCTAATGTTGTATATAGTTATACTGAAGACCCTCATTTTAAAGATTGTTTTTACTGGGGAGAAATTAAAACATTACCCATTGGAGAGCTATTAAAAATAGACCCTAGTCTTACTCGTGAAGACTTAGAAGAAATATCTAAATACAGCCAGAGCTGGTATGATTATTATAATGTATCTCAGTTTTATGAGAATGATATTTTTTATAGAGATACTTGCACTCTAATGTATTTTAATTATAAAACTACACAAAAGATAGTTTATAAGAAAAAAATACTTGAAGGCGGCGGCTCTAAAATAATAGAAAAAGATGACTCCTTTAATCCTCCACAAGAAATGATGGAAGAAGGAAGGTTTGAAAAAATAGAAAAAACTATTGACGTTTGGTATGAAGGTGTAATGGTTATGGGAACTAATATTCTTTTAAAGTGGAAGCTTGAAGAAAATATGGTGCGTCCAAAATCATCTTCTCAACATGCTATTCCTAATTATGTAGCTGCGGCTCCTAGAATGTATAAAGGTGTAATTGAGTCTTTAGTTAGACGCATGATTCCTTTTGCTGATTTAATACAAATAACTCATTTAAAATTACAACAGGTTATAGCTAGAACTGTGCCCGACGGAGTTTATATTGACGCTGATGGTATTAATGAAGTTGACCTAGGAACAGGTGCAGCGTACGACCCTTCGGATGCTTTACGATTATACTTTCAAACTGGTAGTGTTGTAGGTAGAAGCTATACTCAAGAAGGAGAATACAATCAAGGCAAAATACCAATACAACAGCTTACAAGCAGTTCAGGAGCTTCTAAGACACAAATGCTTATATCTAACTATAACCATTACTTAGGGATGATACGCTCTGTAACTGGCTTAAATGAAGCTAGGGATGGTTCAACGCCATCTACAGATGCTTTAGTGGGTGTTCAAAAATTAGCAGCATTAAATTCAAATACAGCTACCCGTCATATATTAGACGGAAGTCTTTACATATATCGTACTTTGGCCGAGGCCTTAACCTATAGGGTGGCTGATATTTTGGAGTATGCAGATTTTAAGGAGGATTTTATAAATAAAATAGGAAAGTATAATGTAAGTATATTAGGAGAAATATCTGATTTATACATTTATGACTTTGGTGTTTTTATAGAATTATCTCCAGATGAAGAACAAAAAGCAATGCTCGAACAAAATATTCAAATGGCATTATCTAAGGGTGATATTAATCTAGAAGATGCTATTGATATTCGTGAAATTAGAAATCTTAAACTAGCCAATCAATTATTAAAAGTTAAAAGAGTTGCTAAGCAAGAGCGTGATGAAAAAATGGCTATGCAGAAGCAGGCTATTGCGGCACAGCAACAGCTTAAATCTCAAGAAATGGCTGCTCAAGTATCTATCCAGAAAATAGAACTAGAGACTCAATCTAAGATGAAAGTAAAACAAGCTGAGATAGCTTTTGAAATAGAAAAGCAAAAAGCGGAGGCACAGCTTAAATCTCAATTAATGCAACAAGAATTTACTTATAATATGCAGATAAGAGGGATTGATGAAAATGCCTTGTCTCAAAGAGAAGAGCAAAGAGAAAAAGCAAAAAGCGATAGAATTAGTCAGCAAAATACTGAGCAGTCTAAATTAATAACACAGCGTAAAAATAATTTACCTCCTCAGAGTTTTGAGTCTAATGAAGATAGCCTTGATGGCTTTGATTTATCAGAGTTTTCACCTCGATAATGACCGTAATATTTTAACTAAATTTTAAATCAAATCAAATGGAAATAAAAGTAAGAGCAGTAGAGTCTGTAGAAGAAAAGTCAATGCAAGAAGTTGAAAAAGAACTTCTTGACAAACATGAAGAAAAATTAATTGAGGACGATAATCAAGCAGAAAAAACTCCTCAAGTAAAAATGGATTTTACTGAAGAAAAAGATAAAGAAGATTCTTCCGTAAAGGAAAATGATAAAGAAGAAGCTTCTGTTGAGGAGGTTGCAGAGCAGCCTTATGACTTAAAAGAAGAAGACGTTCTTTCATATATTGGAAAAAGATATGGTAGGGAAATTAATTCATTAGATGAATTAAATGCAGCAAGAGAGGAAACGGAAAAACTTCCTGACGATGTTGCGGCCTACTTTAAGTATAAAAAAGAAACAGGAAGAGGTATTGAAGACTATGTAAAATTACAAAAAGACTTCAGTTCTATGAATCCTGATAATTTGCTAAGAGAGTATTTAACAATTACAGAAGGTGAAGGTTTAGACCCTGAAGATATTGATTCCTTAATGGAGGATTATTCTTATGATGAGGAACTAGATGATGAGGCTGTAATTAAAAAAACAAAACTAGCAAAAAAAAGAACTATTGCCAAAGCTAAAAAATTCTTTAATGAGCAGAAAGAATTATACAAGCATCCACTTGAGTCAAGACCGGATGTTAATTCTGAAAGTAACAATGAAGAAATTTTACAGTATAGGCAATATTTAGAATCTGCTAAAACTCAACAAGAGGAAAGTGAGACAAAACGAAATTGGTTTATAAAAGAATCCGATAAAGTTTTTACTGATGATTTCAAAGGTTTTGATTTCGTGCTTGACGACAAAACAGTAACCTTTTCTCCTAGTGATGTACAGACAATTAAAAAAAACCAAGAAACACCCTTGAACTTTGTAAATAAGTACTTGGATGATAAGGGTTTAATTAATGATGCTGTTGGATATCACAGAGCTTTATCACTAGCAATGAATCCTGACAAATTTGCCAATTTCTTTTATGAACAAGGCAAGTCTGAAGCTACGGAAGATGTAATGCGTAAAACTAAAAACATAAATATGAGCGAGCGCAGAGCACCAGAAATAACTAATAAAGGAGGAATGACAGTTAAGTCAGTTAACCCTGATTCGGGACGAGGCTTAAAAATAAGAAGTATTAAACGAAAATAAATTTTAAAAATTAATTATTATGGCAGGAGCAGTTCAAGTGGCCCCAGGGTTCGCTTTACAACCAAGTGCAGAACAAGTACCATTGAGTACAAATTATATAAATAACTTCGATTTCTTAAATCAGTATCTACCTGATACTTATGAAAAGGAATTCGAAAGATACGGTAATCGTACCGTTGCATCGTTTCTACGTTTAGTAGGAGCTGAAATGCCTTCAAACTCTGACCTTATTAAATGGGCAGAACAAGGAAGGTTACACACTAAATATGTAGACTGTACAACAGCAGCAGCTGGACCAGTTACAGTTGCTCAATTTACGGTTAATGATGCTTTAATTCCAGGAACTGGAAGTATTGCTATCAGAGTAGGTCAAACAGTAATGATAACTGAAAATGCAGCTGGCTCTAACAATAAAGCAATTGTTACAGCTGTTTCTACAGCAAACGGTACTTTTGATGTAGCTTTTTACGAAGCAGCAGGATTTACTAATGCAGCAGCAGCTAATAAGTTTACTGTATTTATTTACGGTTCTGAATTTAAAAAAGGAACAGTTGGAATGGCAGGTTCTTTAGAAGCTGATGACGTTATCTTCTCTAACTCACCAATTATCATTAAAGACAAATACGCTGTAAGCGGGTCTGATATGGCGCAAATTGGGTGGATAGAAATAACTACTGAAAATGGAGCTAGTGGATACTTATGGTATCTTAAGTCTGAGCATGAAACAAGACTACGTTTTGATGATTACTTAGAAACAGCAATGATTGAAGCCGTGCCTGCTGAAGCTGGTAGTGGAGCAATCGCTGCAGGTGGAGATGTAGGTAACAAAGGTTCTGAAGGTATCTTCTACGTGGTTAATAACAGAGGAAATGTATGGGGCGGTGGAAATCCTGCTGCGCTTGCAGATTTTGATGCAATTATCTCTCGTTTAGATAAGCAAGGTTCTATTGAAGAAAATGTTATTTTCGTAGATAGAGACTTTGGATTTGACATTGACGATATGTTAGCTGCACAAAACTCTTATGGAGCTGGTGGAACATCTTATGGTTTATTTGACAATGACAAAGACATGGCATTAAACCTTGGATTTACTGGATTCCGTAGAGGTTATGACTTTTACAAGTCTGACTGGAAATACTTAAATGACCCAACTATGCGTGGTGGTCTTCCTACTGGAGCTAACTCAGGACGTGTAAACGGACTATTAGTACCAGCTGGTTCTACTACTGTATACGACCAGATTTTAGGTAAAAACGCTAAGAGACCATTCTTACACGTTCGTTACAGAGCTTCTGAAACTGAAGACAGACGTTACAAAACTTGGATTACAGGTTCTGCTGGCGGTGCTGCAACTTCAAGCTTAGACGCTATGGAAGTTCACTTTTTGTCTGAGAGAGCTGTATGTACTTTAGGTGCAAACAACTTCTTCTTATTCCAAGAGTAGTATTTATTAAGGGAGGTTTAACCGCCTCCCTTTTTTTTAAATTTAATTAAATCTTATATAATGAAAAAAAATAAAACATTCGTAGACAAAGTCTACAAACTTACTAGGGGCGATGCTCCAATCTCATTTTTACTTCCTTCTAGCGGTTCAGCAAGACAACCTCTATTGTGGTTTGATGAAGAAAAAGGGATAAATAGAGTTTTAAGATATTCTTCTAATCAAAAGTCTCCTTTTGAAGATGAACAAGATGGTAACATAATCAGAAGACCAGTTGATTTTTTAGATGGTTTTTTAAGAGTTCCAAAATCAAACCCAGTTTTACAAGAGTTTTTACACTATCATCCACTTAATGGTTTAAAATATACTGAAGTAAATGAAGAAAAAGACGCTCAAAAAGAGGTGGATTTATTAAACTTAGAAGTTGATGCTTTAATTGAAGCTAAGTCTTTATCGCTAGACCAATTAGAAAGTATTTCTAGGGTTATATTAGGAAAAGATACTTCTAAAGTAACTACTGCAGAATTAAGAAGAGACATTTTAATTTATGTTAGAGAGAATCCAGAGGAGTTTATGAAAATAATTAATGACCCAATGCTTAAATTGCAGTCTACTATTCAATTATTTTTTGATAAAAGTTTATTAAGTTTTAGAAATAAACAAAAAGAAGTATGGTTTAACACTTCTTCTAACAAAAAGAAAATGTTAACTGTTCCTTTTGGTGAAGACCCTATGTATATTGTGTCTTCATATTTACAAAGTGACGATGGAATAGAAGCGTTAAAAATGCTTGAAAAACTATTGGAAGAGTAAAAGGTTAATACATAAAAGCAAGAGAGGTCAAAATTTATTGACCTCTTTTTTTTTGCTTATCTTTGTAAAAAAGAAAGCGATGATAAACGCTGTTAGAAATACAGTTCTTGCTATACTTAACAAGAATAATTACGGTTACATATCTCCATCAGACTTTAATCTGTTTGCTAAACAAGCGCAGCTAGATATTTTTGATGAATATTTTATAGGGTACAATAGTCAGGTAAATAAAGAAAATGGTAGAGTATCAGGCACAGGATATGCAGATATATTAAAAGGATATGAAGAGGTAATTGATACTTTTTCAGTTACAGCTAGTTTATCTCAAAGCGTGTTAAATGAATATGTCGTTCCTACGCCGGCGACCACAGGTTCAGATTATTACCTATTAAATAAAGTTTTAATATACAGTGCCGTCACTTCATCGGGAATTACTACAGCTACTGGAGGAGGTAATACTGAATTAATAGATTCGACTGCAACATTTCAAACGGATGGCGTAGGAATTGGAGACGTAGTTTCAGTAGTTTTAGCTAACTCAGTAGTAACCAATTTAAGTGTTTTATCAATAACCAATCAAACAACTTTAGTTGTTAATGTAGCATCTCTAATTACAGCTAATGTTTCTTATGCTATTTACAAAAAAGTTAATTTAAAAAATGAAGCAGAGCAAGTAAGTCATAATAAAATAACTATGCTTACTAAATCAATGCTTACAAGTCCTAATATTACTTTTCCTGCTTACACTCAAGAGGGTAGCATATTGAC